TCTCGCCGTCAACCGACACCACGTAGCCTATGCTGCTGCGCAGGTTGGCCGTCCAGTCGATGTAGTTCGGCTGGTGGGGCGGTATCTTGGGTAGGTCGTTGTAGTCAGCCGCATTCGGGGAAGGAAGATTCCGCGCATGGTTCACGCATTGCTCGCCAATGAGGAGAAGCCTCTGGACGAGAACCTGCTCCATACGCTCAATGCGCTCGATGACGTACGAGGCGATCTTGCTCTTCGGGGTGTTCAGCGTGATGGGCATGGCCTAAACGATAATCTTCACCTCACAGACGGCTTCCAGTGGTTCCACCGACAGCACGGAGAACTCGCCTACCGTATTGCCGCCCATGTCCTTCAGCCGGATCTGCTCGCTGTCGAAAGGCCGCTCCTCTATCAGCACCGTGTACGATGCCTGGGTGTAGTGCTGCCCGGTCGAGACACCGAGGTTGTTGTGGCTGTTCGGAATGTACTGGCAGGGTACCGGGTCGCTCCATGCGACTGCGGTCGGCTTCGAGGGATGTCCCGTTGTCGGGTCGATGCCCCCGGCCTTCTTCGTCTTGGTCTCGATGGTGCCGTTCTGGATAATCATAGCCGCTTGCCTTTATAGCCGTAAATGGTTTTCGGAGCGTTCTCGTCCTCCTGTTCATCATAGAGTCCCTGCGCCCTATTGCGAAGACCTGTACGCTGCTCGTCGGTAAACGAGTATGACTGGCCTCCCTGAGTGATATTCGGCGCGTAAGAGAGCCACAACAAAATGTCTGCACGGCAAAGGCTGAATGCCTTGCTGGTGAGAACTGTCGCTGTTGCCTCGCTGTCCAGGGCAATTCCCCTCCGCGCCGCTATCTCCTCTATGGTGCGGGATGGGACGGGATAGGAATTGATACCTTTCAGTGCATCGAGAACAGTAGCCATACCTGTATCGTATTAGTCCCAGTTCTGGGCGTCTGTCCTCACGTAGATGTTCCGGTAAGCCGAGTCGAACACAGGAACGGCGTCGGCCTGGCCGATGGTCACCTCGCTCAGAGGCTCCACAGTGCCGTACTTCTTCACAACGGTATGCGCACGCTCGGCACGCAGGATCAGCTCATTGTTCTCACGGAGGATATCGTACTGGGTGGTGCCCAGACGCTCGCTCTCGGAGAGAATCATACGGCGGTCGGCAAACGGATTGCCCGAAGTCGATGTGCCGTCGGAGAACTCACGGGTGATGGTCTGGTCGATGACCCTCAGCTGGATACCGTTCAGCCAGGCCTGCTTGGCAAGCATCTGGTTCACAGCCGCCAGGTCGGGAGTCTGAGAGATACCCACAGCGTTGGCGAGGTAAGAGGCACAGGCCTTGATGATCTGCTCAGCGGAGCAGATGTGATACAGCTCTTCCAAGTTGATGAAAGCGAACTTGGGATTCAGGCTGTTGTCCTTGGCGTGCTTCACGAGAGCGGCGAGGTCGCCGATGACATCTGCGCTCGCAGAGTCGGACCAGTCGGTCGTAGTCTTCTTCTTCTGGAAGTCGTCCACGTCATAGTCCAGGTCGAACTCGTTGGCGTAGGTCGCGTTGTTGGTCGTGGTGAAAGCGAGCTTGCCGGCATTGGAGGCCAACGCCCATGCGATGAACTCCAACTCGGACTGAACGCCGGTGAAGCAGAAGTCCACGTCCTCGCCCCAGTACTGCACCAGCTTGGCGGCATCCTCGTCCTGGGCGAAAGCAAGCTCTGTCTGGTACTCCTTGATCTCCGAACGCGTCATCTCACGGCTGATCGAGATGAAGGGGATGTCTCCCTTCGCACTCTCGAACACGGGACGGCGCTTACGGATGATGGTGCCGTTGTCGGTGTGAAGGTCGGCGGCCACGTTGCGCTTCGCAATCTGGTTGCCCAAAGTGCGCCAGATGAAGCCGTTCACCTTCTTCACGGGGAAGTGGGTGCCGAAAAGGAATGGCTTCGCGTCCACTGTGTTCAGACGCGCCTGTACCATCTGTCTGGTAAGACCCTGTATAAGGGTGTTAGTGATTGTTGCCATAGTCTATGCGTCTGCGTTTTAATAGTTGATGATACCTGTCAGGACGGAAGCGATGGCGGAAGGAAGAGGATTGCCCTTCGTCACACCAATCAGCCAGGCGTCCACGTCAAGATTCCTGCCTTGGCCGACGGGCTTGCCCGTGCCGGTCAGGGCGAACGGGACATACTTGAACTCCGAACCGCTCGCACCAGCGGTCTTGGCCTGCATGATCTGGTCACCTGCCGAGGCGGCCGTGCCCAGTGTCGTGCCAACAGTCAGAGCGTCGTAAGAGGCATTCGACGTGTCGATGGCCGTGATGGCGTATGCCTTGGCGTTGGTCGTCAGCATGATCACGTCGCCGACCTTGAAAGGATGACCCTTCGCCACCTTGTACTCCGTGGCGGAGTTCGTCGCATCTGCAGTGAGCGTCGCACGCTTCACCACATGGCAGATGCCGTCCACCGGAGCGGAGATGACCGTGCCCTCAGGAAGGAAGTCACAGCCCAGCTCGGTCACGTTGACCGACACACCGCCGCGCACATCTGCTACTTTGTGCATAAAGACACGTGGTGTACTGGTGTCCTTACGTCTTGTTACTGTCATTGACATTTCAATCTCTGGTTTTGATGATTACACAATCAGAACGGCTGGCCGTCTGCGGAGGACTTGCCACTCCTCATGGCTATGGCAGCCTCCTGCTCCTTGGTCAGTTCGTCCCCTTTGGCGCCGGTACCGCCACTTGCGTCCGGCCTGCCGAAAACAGCGCCTTTGGCACTCGTCTCCTTCGTGATGTCGCTCACCTCGGTCTCTACCTCGCTCTTCAGCGTGGCGAACTCCTCGTCCGTGAGTTTGTCAACACTGATGCGGGAATAACCTTTGCGTAGCGACAAGGGAAGTTTGGCAATGATGCCTTCAAGCTCTGCCCTTCGGCTGGCAGTGGTACGCTCGCCCTCCATCTTGTTCAGACGCTCGGTCAACTGCCTGTTGCTGTCGATGAGTGCCTTCGCCCATGCCGGAGTCTCGCCGTCCCCTGTCTTGGTTTCTGTAGTGGTAGTGGTCGTGGTCTGCTCCGTCGCCTTCACCACCTTCTCACCGTCCTTCAGACCGTACTTCTTCTCGTAGTTCAGCACGGCTGTCTTCTGGGTGTTGGTGGCACGGCTGTCGCCGTAGGCCTCGATCACGTCGATGTAGTCCTTGGTCACCCCCTCCACCGCGGTTGCGACCTCTTCTTCTGTCGTGACAGTCTTCGCCAGCATCGCGGCTATCCTGTCCAGAATGTCTGCATTGCCCCCCGTAAACTTGGCTTTCAATGCCGCTAAAATCTTTTCTTTCATCTGATGACTTGATTGGTTCTCTTGTTAACGCCCCAAAGTTACACAATAATTTTGAAATGATTACAATATAATCACATAAAATTTCCCAAACCCGCATTTTTCTCTTTCCCACCACGAAAATTTGTAAATAATCGACGGATTGTATATATTTGCATCTACTTCCGATTATCCCGCAATAACATATAGCTACTGTCATTTCCGTCACACGTATTTCGACTTTTTAATGAAGAATACTCTTTTTCCATATAAATCCGCTTTAACTTCTACCGCCTATGAATAATCCTATAGACTCCGCCGTCAAGAAAATGCTAAATGACGCTCTCGGGAAACTGGAAACAGTTCTTGATAGTGATGTCTTGTGCTATTACGGCCCTTTAGCCAATGGCAACGAGAACCTTATGCTTCAAATCGTCGAAGAGTTGGCCCATGATAGCAAAAACATTTCTAAAAACGGACACGATCAGTTGGCAATTCTTCTTACTACAACAGGTGGCAGTGCTACGGCAGTGGAAAGATATGTCAATATTATTCGGCAGCATTATCAAAAAGTCATTTTCATTGTGCCAGATTATGCTTATTCAGCAGGTACTATCTTCTGCATGAGCGGTGACGATATATGGATGGACTATTTCTCCGTTCTCGGGCCTATTGACCCACAAGTTCCCAACAAAGAGGGAAAATACGTCCCTGCTTTGGGATATCTTGACAAAATCAGCGAACTCATCGACAGGGCCCGTAAGGGAATTATATCTCAAGCAGAGTTCTTGATTCTTAAAGATTTTGATTTGGCAGAACTTCGTCAATACGAGCAGGCAAAAGAATTAACTATTGAGCTCTTGAAGAAATGGCTGGTAAAGTATAAATTCAAAAATTGGGTCATACATAGTACCACACGGACCCCCGTAACGGCAGCGGACAAAGATACGAGAGCAAAAGAAATTGCAAGTAAACTCAGTGACAACAACGAATGGAAATCTCACGGGAGACCAATAAGCATTGAAGAACTGAAGAAAATGAAACTCCAAATCAAAGATTTTAGCTCAATGCCTAATGAACGAGAGGCCATTCGTAATTATTATAATCTCCTCGAAGAATTCATCCGAAAATACAACGCACAACTTTTTATCCACACAAGAAAATTCATGTGACATGAGTAACTTAGAAAAAGACTACACAGACGTATTAGCAGTTTGCGAGAGCTCATTTTCTGAAGACAAAAACTATGAAACCTTGGAAAAAGCACTGAATGATTTTAATGACATGGTTGCTAAAGGTATAACAACGCCCAGAGGGTACACCCTCCAGACTGTCAACGAGAATGAGCTATCTTTTAATCTTTCCAATCTTTAACACTCCCAACTACACTTACCCTTCCCAGTCGCTTTCATGGTGACTGGGATTTGTTTTTTCCGCTTCCCTCCATTCATCCTTCTTCTCCCATCGCCTTTATAAAGTTCTCGTAATTGCACTTTTGCCCGCTGACCACATAGCCTTCACACTCCTGCATCCATTCGCAGAATTTCTCCACTGCCTTGTCGTATCCTGCCATGTAGGCATCCTGCAGATCATATCCCGTGAACTCCTTGAGCCTCATCCGCTCATGCATCGAGTAGTTAGGGTTCACACCCAACGCCCTCACTTGTTGCTCGGCATATTCTTGCGCGTTGTTCATTTTTGCTGATTTTTATTTGGCTTCTATCTGAATTTGTTGTATTTTTGTAAAAAAACTAACGCAATGGCACAAAAAGAGGACAATTCTATTGATGGAAATGCAATCATACGGCATTTCAGCCCTTCATGTTGTACAAGATGCAGACATTTTAACGGTATAGAGAAAGGCACATGTGCTGCTTATCCTAACGGCATTCCGTCGAGGTTTGCTGATTTAATTACTGGAGTTAACGCCAACCAACAAGAAATACACACATCCGTGGAAAAAGATCAAGTCGGGAACTATGTGTGGGATTTCATTTAAAAATCTTACAGTAATTGACTTTCAAGACCGCACAAAGTGCTTCCATATTCAGATGTTGGAAATTCAGGAGACAATCTGTGTATTCTTTGCTGTTCATATTCTTCATCTGCTTCTCTATCTGATCTCCGCACTCTTTGTGCAACTTGATTATTTCCTCTTTGCTCATTCTTATAGTTTCTGATGTCACACGTGCTTCATATTTACCCAAACGAGATACAGCGACAATAAGTCTCATGTCATTATTGATAACAAAAGAAATATCCTCTGGCGACAGTGGTTCGTTGATATGATTGTGGAACAAAGCCCCTCCCTTAAACAATCTCCGTTCGTCACCATTAAAAACCACTTCCCCTCGTCCTCCAATCTTGTGATAAACCCTACCGTCGGAAAGTTCCACATACGCCTCCTCATGGGTGAAGTTCTGGCTCAGTTCCTGAAGTCTCTTCATCATGTCATCGTGTGATATATCAACAAATCGACCGACCTTATCCGGAGCAGGAACCATATTTCCACTTGTTAAATCCTCAGTAGTTTTAATTCCGCCTTCTTTTAGTAAGAAATTCACTTCTGCCTTACTTATCAAACCTTCGTTCTCCCTCATCCAAACTGGCACACTCTTCGCTCTCGCTATCCTCCCCTCATTTTCCCTCATCCACTCCTTGAACCCCTCGGGAACGTCTTTCACCTCATTCACGCTCTCGCCATCCACGGCCTCGCCAGCCAGCATCTTCCGCGTGTCCTCCGCTATCTCCTCGTCAGTCTTCAAGATCGACGTCGCGTAGCAACGGCAGTGGGGATGCCACCCCGTGAACTTGAAGTCCTTCGGGTACCTGCCCTGAAGCTTGTCACACATGTCCTCGAACTTGTGAGGTTTCCCGTCCTTCCCCTTGCACGTGTGGTTGCCCGACAGGTGTATCTCCTGGCCCACCACGAAGTCCATCTTCTGCCAACGCTCATGATCCGCCGTGCGGTAAGCCGTGTTGCGCTCCGTTGCCGCCAGCCTCCTCGC